TCAGCAGATCAGATCACTATGCCGTCAATAGATAGCTTTTTCACTGATACCGCATATTACTCAACGCTGTTACATGAATTAACACACTGGACCGGACACCCTAGCAGGGAAGACAGAGACCTATCCGGTGGGTTTGGTTCTGAGAGATATGCCAGAGAAGAATTGATTGCTGAAATTGGCTCCGCCTTCTTATCTCAAATATTAAACATTGAGAAGGTCATAAGAGACGATCACGCCAAATATTTGAATAACTGGATAAAAGTTATCAAGGAAGACAAAAACGCTCTTAAAACAGCGTTCAGTAAGGCTCAGAAGTCAGTAAATTTTTTAAGATCATTACAAGCGAAAGAGGAGAAGAAAAACGCCGCATAAATATCAGTCTATCTGATGAGGATTTAATATCCGAAACGCTCCGCAAGGAGCGTCATAGACATAAACAAATAAACGCCAGAAGGCAGGAGAAAATATGACTATAAACAAAATTGAACTGATAGATGCTCAATGTTTGGAATACTACGGACATACAAATTGGGTTTTTTTATCAACTCTTTCAGAAGATGTAATAGAGGAAACTCTAAGAGCTGACGAAGGAGAAATAGGCGGAGCAATTATGTTCTTTTTTAAATCTGAAATGGAGGCGTCGTGAGTAGAAAAGATTATATTTTAATCGCTCAAGCGATCAGAGAAGCTCATAGTTACGAGCATGAAGGACTGGACACCACTAAATTGATTGGCAATCTTTGTGAAGTGTTTGGTGAAGACAATAACAAATTTGACTCAGGAAAATTTTTTCAAGCGTGTCAAAAAACAAAGGGGGTGAAGTAATGAAAAACTTAAAACCTAAAATTGAAAAAGCGTTGATTGAAACCATAGAAAAAAGCGGAGACGGTTTTTATAAAGCCTATTCCGAAGAAAATAAAATCATGGTTAAAATCACAGACGAGTTATTCAAAGATGACGCTCCTGAAGAATGGTTCCATGTTCCAGAATATGAACATGAAGAAGCATTTTGTTTTACTTGTGATGGTGGCATGGGTTGGGAAAAAATGAATCCTTGCGATGCAGAATTTCCAGACTATGAGTTTGAGGAAAAACTTGATGAAGTTTTTAAATCAGAAGGTTTGTTTTTTGAACCTTATGCCAGTTGGAAACACATTGTAACGGAGGTGAAATGATGGAGGTTATTTCTCTTTTATATTTTTGGACAGGCATAATTGCTGCATTTATTTTTGCTGCATGGATTGGAAGATAACGGAGAAATAAAAATTAATTCTAGGCGGATAGTTGCAACTCCCAAAAAAATTATGCTACTATCCGTCCTAGATATTTTAATTAACTAAATTCGCAACAGCGAGGAGACAAAATGAAGATAGATAATATTCACGATCACAATCACAATGAGGTGATTGCAGAATGGGTCCCAGATGACCTACTTTTATGGGCAGATAATTTTGATAAGACCACATGGGATAGTTTTAATCCGGAAGATGATTATTTTACGGAGGAGGACAAGCAATCCGCTTTATTTGATTGTTTGGTTTTAGATATGGCAAAAATGATTGATGTTATAGAAACTTATTTCAACGGCTACAGCGTTGACTATACAGCTCAACAAATTGCTGCTGCTTATTGGGTGAGTAGCTATTCACCTTTTTATCAATACAGCAAAACAGGAGACGAAGTTAAAGTCTAACTGACGAGGATTTAATATCCGAAAACCTGATTAATTTAAGTTTCGATTATTAGTCAGGTTCTTAGACAAACTAAACGCTTGAAATATAGCAGGAGAAATAATGATTAATTCATTAGAAATGGAGACATTAGAAAACATCAAAAAAACAAAAACATACGAGGACAGAAAAGATTACAGTCTTAGAAATCCAGAAGATAAAGAACACAATAAATTCACTGATCTTATTGATGATTTTATTAGAGTATCTTTGCACATGAAATTTATTTCAGACATAAAACTTAATAGAGGCAAAAGAAATTTTGATTTTGAGGATTATTGTCAGATATACGGGATTGATTATGAAGGCACGGGAATTATGCAAACAACCGGTCCTTTTATATTTTGGGCTGATGAAAATAAAAACTCATACGGTGTTTATTACAAAAGATTTTTTGCTGAGATGTTTGATGTTATTTTTAACAAGAGAATATCTCATGATGAAATTGTAGAAAATGTAGAAGCCTTTGATTTATGGTGGAATAGCTAAAGTCTATCTGAAGAGGATTTATTATCCGAAAACTTAACCAGTATTTTTTCCCTTTTTGTTTATACTGGTTAAGTTCATAGACAAACCAAACGCCTGAAATATGGCAGGAGATAAAATGATAGATAGAAAGCAAAACAAGAAAGTAGATTCTAAACTTACCAAAGAGCAATTTGAGGAAGGTTTAAGAAAGAAACTTAAAGAGCAAGGAATTAATGAAGAATGGATAAAAAGCCATCTCATTATTGATTAATTAACGGAGAAAATTGTGAATGACAATTATGACAAGGAATGGATTGAGCAGAGACTTTATGCGATAGACAGAGAGTTAGCTGAGGAGCAGCATTTAATGTCCAGTAAAAGTTTTGATAAATTAATAGCAGAATCAGACAAGTTGAATGATGAGCTGTCCAGAATTAAGGCACTGGAAATTAGAAACAAATCATCTTTTCAAGATGAAAAAAGCAAAGACTCAAAAGCAGCTTTCGATAAATTTATTAAAAGAGTTAAGGCTCAGACAGATAAAGAACTGTTTAATGAAACAAGCAAAAACATAACCAAAAGAACTGTTAAAAGTTTTGAAGAAAAACTTGGAGATTATAGTTCTCAAGATATTAAAAATGCTTGGGATATGGTTATGATTGCTTTGTTTAGTAACAGGGTAAAAAATGGTTACACTGAAAAAGACAAAAACCTTGATGATAAGTTAGATATTCTTCAGCATATTGTAATGAAAGAGGCACTAAGAAGATCATGACAAAAAAAGTTATGACTATGAAGGAACACATGAAATTAGTTGCTGATCTAAAACAGAACCCAAAACCTAAAACTAAAATTAAAAAGACAACGAGGAAAAAGAAATGAGTAAATATAAAATAGAAAAGCGTAAATTAATTATTTATGGTCCAACTGGTGTTGGCAAAACTACTTTTGCAAGTAAGAACCATAAAACAGTATTTATAACAACTGAGGAGAAAGGAAATGAGTAAATATAAAATAGAAAAAGGCATAGAGAGAGAACCAACTAAAACTGAGGAAGTGTTAGAAACTTTAAAAAAGATGGAAGTAAATGACTGTATTAGAAATCTTACTTACACAGAAAAATCGAGGTTCGTATCAGTAGCTAACAAATACAAATTTAACATTACTCAACGGCAGCAAAAAAAAATAAATGGAGAACAACAGTTGTATTCTATTTGGTTGATAGATGAGAAAAAAGATGTAGGTCCATTGGGACCAAAAGCAAAGAGACTTCATGTTAAAAACATGGCAGGTGGCACTGATTTTACAAGCAACTTTGCTCCTTATGGAACGCCTTGCGGGACCAAATGTTACATTGATGAATTAGATATAGTTGAAGAAAACAAAATGATAGTTGATGATATGAAAGAAATTTACAGAGTTATGAACGAAGAAAATGTTTATATAAAATATATGACAGGCAACATGGAAGAAAAGGAGAAATGCAAATGAGTTTTCCATTTAAAAATAAAGAAGCAAAAAAGAAAGCACAAGATAAGTATTTAATTAACACTCAAAAAGCAGGGTTAGTTAGTGTTAAGGTTATAGTCCCTAAAGATAAAGTAGAAGATTTAAAATCTTATGCAAAAGAGTTGAGATTAATTCATAGGGCAATCAACTCATGAAGGAGATTATGAATAACCACGAATTAGCACTTGTCATAGGTGATTTATTAGATGAAGCACAAGAGAGAAATCTGCCAGAATATCTTGAAGAACTTAAACTCAAAATAGGTTTTCATTTAGTAAAAAATAGCAAAGCAATTAAAGATAATGACTTGGTTTTAAATCAAGTAGAAGTAAATGTTGCTAATGCTCTTATGCGATATGTAGAAAAACAAATCTTAACTAGGTTTCAGACACAAAGTTTATCTGAAATTAGAGAGAACTCCCCCCGTACAAATTAGTTAAGAAGGAGAGCTGATTGTTCGATTAGCTCTCCAGTTCTCTACCCATAAAATGACCTAACCCAATAATCAAGATATGTTTCTTTACTCGCTGCTGACTTGGTAGCGTTTTCATGGCTGTTGGTTTCTCTCCTTCAACGGCAATCATTATCAAGCCGTTAGCAGATAAATTATCTACTGCCTTAGCAATAGTTTTCCGGTTCATACAAAGCATTTTTCCTAGATATGAATAACTATCCCAACAGGAAAAAGAACTGCCCTTCAGCCGTTCGCAAATACACCAGAAAACTATCTTATCTCTCGCTGATAATTTAGGGTGATCTAGTTTAGACCTAAACATTTTCCAAACTACAAATTTTAACTTGTTAAAGTTTTTATATTTTAATGCTGTTCCGTAATTAATAAATGGAGTATTTATTTCTGAATGAGACGAGGTTATCCACCAATATTTATTTATCTTTCCTTTCATAACCTGCTAATTCAACGTAATCAATAAACCACTGTTTATAATCATCATGCAATTCATATTGTCTGAACCTTTTATCGTCTCCTTTTTGTGTTTTAACAAAGAAACGTCTTTCAACACATTCATTTAATATTTTTAATACACTCGACCTACTCCCCACATGACGAGGAATAGCCTCGCATAGTTCTTCAAAGGAAAATAAATTCTCCCTTCCTTTCGACCCCACTTCTAATACTATGAGACCGTTTAATCTTGATCTTGTTGCAAATTCCTGCAATTCGTTTTGTTTACTTAATATGAAAGACTTTATAAATTTATACCCTCTCTCAACATCACTCATAAATAATCTCCTTCTTCCTTTCGTTCGAGATTTAAGAATAATGATTAAAGATTGTTTATTAAGGATTCGTTTTGATATTAAGTAATAATTATAGTTATAAAACTTACTTGTAAAACCTTTCAATAATATAGGGAACGCTTCAGCGTTCCTATATATATGTATATATAAGTCAGTGTGGGAACCCTTATGGTCAGAAACACTATCGCTTGTGACCACCCATACGGTCAGAAAATTATTTCCAATCAATGTCATTTATATTTCCGGTAGAGTTTTCTTCGTCAATTACATCTAAATTAAAACCCTTTCTGATTAAAGTTTTTATAGTCATATCACCTTCGCTATTTGATTTAACCATAGCTGCTTTTACTACTGCCATACGGTGATATTCAATACCCTGTTCAAAACATATTCGTTGGGTGTTCTCTTCTGTATCAAGATATAAAATTTGTACTGCTCTATGACTATCAACTAATGAAGTAGCTCCTCTTACACTGGACCGTGCATTTAATACTGAGTTTGTATTCCCTTCTGAAATAGCACTCTTGTTTAAATGATGTATGGATAAAACGCTGCAACCAAACTCACTAGCAATAGACGAACAGAACTGAGAATAAAGCTGTGCTGTGCTGTTGTTATTCATGTCTCCTGAGACGAAAGACTGGATAGGGTCTATAACTATCAACTTAAGATCATCTATCTGTCTGAGGCTCTCTCTGAGGTCCTCAGCTTGGTCCGTGATATGAAGTCCGTTAGCTAAATCCTCTTTGATTAAAGTAAGAGGTTTACCCATATCAGCTACGGTCAAAACATAAGTATCATATTCACTCTGTAAATAACTTCTTGTACTGTCAATCAAAGTTAATCTTCGTCCGGTTTCTTCGGCATCATCTTCAGCCGACAGGACGGCACAATTTCCCTGCACTGCAATATTGTTTCCTAAAAATTTACCATGACCGTTATTAACATCTAAACAAAGCCTCAAACATAAACCTGATTTTCCTATGCCTCCAATACTACAAAGCAAAGAAATTTTTGACAGCTCCATAGTATTATTTACTAACCATCTTCTAGGCGGGGGGTCATGTCTATAATTTTTGATAGAGTATTGCTGTAAATTGAAATTATGTTTAATAATAATTTGTTTCTTAACTGCCTCAGCTCCTTCGTTAATATGTATGTCGTTGTAATCTCCTTTTGTACTTGGAATACGAGACTTACAATTTGAAATATTAGAGACAATTTCCCTTGCTCGTTGTTGTCCTACTCCGTTGTCATCATTATCAAAAGCAATTAAAAATTCTCCGTCATAAAACTTCCTGATGTTTTCTAATGCTGCTTGTCCAAAGTTAGCTGAAAATGTGCATACAACAGGAAGACCAGTACATTCATGAACTGATATTGAGGTAGCCAAACCTTCAGTGACAACAATACTTTCATAGTTCTTCCACTGGTCCCAGTCTATGCCGATTGTAAAAATATTTGACTTAACTTCAGAAGCAGAAACAAATCTTTTATTCTTTGTAGTTATATATTGAAGACTTCTTAATTCTTTGTAAGTATTTCTGGTAGAATACACCGGACAAATTAACGAACCGTTAATTTCAGTCAATCCATAATTATTTTTTAACCCTTTTTTATTTAGGTATTCATGTCCCGTAGATATTTTAGAATTTTTAAGTCTTTCCTTGCACAACTCGGCAGTCTCATCATGCCTTTTTTGGCGTTCTTCTTTACTCCTTTGCAAGTTCTCCTCAATTTTCCTATTTAATTCAGCAACTTCAACTGAGTTAAGTTCTCTCATTGAATGAGAATAAAACTTCCATTGTTGGTTAGTACGCCAGTTACCATAAACACAAATAAAATGTCCGTCTGTTTCGTTATAAGTGTACCAACCGGACATTTCCCCAGAACCCTTATCAGGTCTTGTATTTAGAGTTGCATTAACAGGACACCTAGTTATTTCTCCGGTAGTATTTATATTAGTAACTCGCAGACCGTCATTATTCATCTGCTTTACAAGATCAGTAATGTCTGAGCTTTCGTGTCTATATTTTAATGTGGGATTTAAAACTTCCTTTTCATTAAAGATTTTTGAAAAATCAATCATCAGCCACACCATCACTTGCTTTTGCTTTTTCGCAATCAAGATAATGGAGGACTAATAACTCAAAAAATTTTCTCCTATCGTTCGATTCCCATTTATGCAACTCGTAGGTATTATGTTTTTTCGCAAACTTTATATATGTTTCTTTTGTTTGTGCTATTGCATATCCTACACTTTCATAATTTAAATTAGCTGTTCTCTCTAGTTTTTCTCCTCGTTCAATCCTTTCTTTTATTTTATCTATATGTTCCATCTTATTACACACACCATAATATTTTTTCTTGTATTCAAACAAGACCGTTCCTGCCGGAGATAAACAATGTCCGCACAGGGAGGGTCTATTATTTTTTATATCAAACAATGAAATTCCTAGAACGGAATCTCATCATTCAATTCAGGTTTTGTAGGTTCTTTAGCCTTCACTACAGCAGGTTTATCTGCTTTAGTTTCTTCTTCTATTTTAACTGTTTCACCGCCTACAGCTTCCCAGTTTTTACCATGCCAACCGCTATCTATTTTAAATGAGGTCCCTTCAGTTCCGTCATTCTTTGCATACTTGCCTTTTTTCAAAAGACAGGTAGTAAGTTTACCAATGAGATCACTCTCTTTTGCAGTCATAACAGCGTCCCTTTCAAGACCCATTGACAACAAGCAGTTAAATAAATTTGCTTGACCAGAAATAGCTATAGAATGAGATTGAGGGTCTTCGCTTCCCTCCTTATCCCAACTAACCATAAACCTTTCCTTTTTGTTCATAATGTCTATTTCTTGAACTTCAAATTCAATCTCAATAGCATCATAAACCACACCATTATTTTTTACGCTTTGCGAAACTAAATCATTTAGCTCCTCAATGCCTGCAAACGCTAGTGTGTATCTTCCGTCCGGATATTCTGTAAAAGAATTATCCACCTCAGCTTCAGCGTCCGGATTAAATCCGTCACCAAACTTATTACTTAAATCAACCATTTTTTACCTCGCTTTTTTTTGGTTTATCTATTTTAAAACAATCAATGCAGACCAGTAATTGTGAAACTCTTGCCACCGGCTCACCTTCTCCGCATTCATCACATTTAAGTTCATCTTCAATCTCAGGGTACCAATGTTCATTGAAATTATTTTCCAAGACCTAACCCCTCCTTCATAGCTGAACTTAAAATCTTCCAACCTGTCTCCCTTTCGAGCTTGATTTCGTCAGGCAAGTTGTATCTATTCTTCCCTACATGAGCGGAAGTTTCTCTAGTAAAAATATATCTGTCTTGGGACATAGTTGTTTTTGTAACCATCTGTCCTTTGTCAGCTTGTTTTTTTACTTGTCCATATTTGTAGTTGTAAAAGAAAATTGCGTCAGCAAACTCACTTACTTTTGCAGCTACTCTTTTATGCAACTTTAATTGGTATTTATCATGAGGGTTCATGTCAGGTATTTCAATACGCTTCAATTCAACATGACAGATCATGCAAATTCTCATTTTTCTTTTGTCTCTAATATCATTTAAAACTTCAAGAATTTCTGTCATCTGATCACCTGCTAAAGCATAGCCTTTACCATACCCAAAATCTTCAACATGACCTTTCCCTCCAATGTCACAAACCTTTTGAAAAACAAGAGATTCTAACCAGTCAAGTGAGTCTATTATTAAAGATTTTCTGTCGTGTTCTTCGTCTCTTATTGACAAAAGCCTAGACATAAATTCATCATAAGTTTTACAGACTGGGAAAGACCAAATGTTATCGTCATTTTCAATTCCTGCCATGCCGTCTTCAGTTTGTATTAAAACTGGGTTTTCCATTTGTGCAGCTAGACTTGTTTTCCCTATCCCACTTGGTCCGTATAAAATAAATTTTACAGGTTTTATTTGACTACCTCTTTGTATATCAGCTAAAGACATAATTACTCCTTTGTTATGTTCGTTGTTTTTAAAACTGCTCTAGGCGATAACTCAGACTTCAAAAGTTCTAATGATTGATTCTGCAATATCGACAAGGCGTTATCCAGTTGATTAATCTGTTGAGTTCTCCTCTTGAGAGTTATCGTTTCAGGATCAGCGTTTAGCTGCCCTATAGTATTAATAGACCACATAATAATTTCAGCTAATTTTTTTGGATTAGCTGTAATACTAATATCTACCAATTCATCTTTGAGGTCTTCATCATAAACGACTACCTCTTTTCCATTTTCCGTATAATTAAAACACGGAGTTTTATTTTTTGCTGTTGATTGCTGCGACTGTTCGCTTTCGCTTTTCTTCATCATGCTCCTCGCTAGTTAAATATAATTTATGTGTTTCGCAGTCCGGTTTATGAGGGCAGAAATGACAATGCTCTCCTGCTACATACTCAGGTTCTTCTACGAAACACGCCTCAATTTTTGGCTTTAGCCAATCTAAACCCCAATTAGCTAAGTCATCAGAAAATATTGTAGTGCTTCTGATCGGACCGTCTTTGTGCCAACTTCTAGGCTGCACAATAACTGTCTCAACACTTTTCTTATCGGAGTATCTTGATAATGCCATAAGACCATAAGTTCTAAGTTGTAAATTCATTTCAACTTCGACTGGGTACTTTCCGGCTTTGTAATCTATTATTATTATTTTATCTTTTTGTAGTATTAAAATATCTGTTGTTCCCCATAAGTCAGGGTGTATTTCTGTACCATCTAATCTTTCCTCAATTAATAATTTACTTCCTTCTTCTTCGTTGCTTCTTTTTACAACATACTCACAATACATATCAGAAGCATCTATCATAGTTTGATCGACAGTAACTATATGTCCTTCATATTCTACTTCTCTATTTAACCAATACTCATGAAAATCTATGCCCTCTAAATTTCCTAACAATCTCATTTCATTCATTTCGTGATTTACACTTCCTTCCCATGCAGCATAACTTCCTGTGCTTTGATAACCTTCACCTGCCTTTATGGAAGCAGGACATTTAGTTGATCTCGTTAATCCAGAAGGACTAACTTTTGCATGACTCGTAACCGGCATTAATTTTCTTGAATAATTTTTCTTGAATTTTCGTACTTAATTATATCTTCCTCAGAATACCTAATTGCATTTCCAAACTTATGAAAATCAGGTCCTTTGCCTTTGTATCTCCATGTGTCTAATGTTTTTACTGATATTCCGCCCAACCTTTCCGCACAACTTTTTCTGTCGTAATATATTTTTTCTTTGCTCATAAGTAGTAATTTGTCCTCGATAGATGATATGATAACTTAATTGTTTTACAAAAAACAAGTAGAGCAGATAAAATAAATTAAATTAAATTTTTTTTTCGCTCTTAAAAATTAAGATTTAAAAATGAAAACAGTAAGAGATAAACTGAAGATGGAGGGCAAGAGTTCTTCTCTTGATGACTGTCCTTGTATATCAGTTTGTACTTTAACTTATTTAACACCAGAAAATGATACTTGTATTTGTGGCAGAACTACGAAAGAAATAGCACAATGGAATTGTTTAGATACTGTTAAGAAAAAAGAAATAGTTATGAGATGTATTGTGGATAAAAAATCTTTTCCGAGACAAAAATTAACTTGGTTAGCAGAAGAAAATGATTTGACTGTTAATGAAGCAAAAAATGTTTTTGTTTTACATAGAACTAAATGAATTATACAGACGAAGAATTAAAACCAAATGTTAAAAACCTCTATGAGCATAGATGGGTTTGGTATCATACTATTCTTTGTATTCAGGTTATTATTACAAATATAATTTTAATAGCTATATTGTCTCAGATGTAATGGGTAAAGGAGATACACCACGACCTTTTAGTGTTGATAGAAAAACATTTGAGGAAAACTTTGATAAAATTTTTAGGAAAGACAAGGAGAAAAATGACCAAAAAAAAGAAGGTTCTGCAAAAACAAATAGCCGGTAATCATTACAAAAAGCTACCTATAGAGCCAATAGAATTTATTTTAGGCAACAACCTTTCATATTGTTGTGGTAATGCAGTTAAATATATATCAAGAGATAAAGGCTCAAGAGTAGATGATCTTAGAAAAGCTATTCATTATTTAGAAATGGAAATAGATTTAGTTTTAAAAAAATAAACTGTACTTTTTTAGGGATTCCGAATATAAAAAATTTCGGTGAGTCCTTAGCTCAGTTGGTAGAGCATACCCCTTTTAAGGGTAGGGTCCAGAGTTCGAGTCTCTGAGGACTCGCCATAAAACAACTACCAATCAACTACCAAAATATAATCAATAATTTGCAAAGCTAATTTTTGGCAGATTACTTAGGGGATTTAATCTAATTTAAGTTGCCAACAGTTCCCTTAAAAGAAGATTATATGTATTTATTAAATAAGGCTACGCTTAAATTTTTTTTCATATTTGTTGCACAGCCTCAAATATCATGCTAATTTATACCCATTAGTCATGAGGAGAATATATGAATACTAATAAAAACAACTACCAATTTACTACCAAAGAAACAATTAAAACAGATAAATCTTTTAGTAAATTAAAAATTAGAAATCGTAATGGGGTAATTAGTTATATGCTGTTGTGGTCACAAAACGGTAAAAGAAAAACTAAAACCATACCTCTTAAATACAAAGATGAAGGTATTACTTCTATTAGAAATAGAGCAATAAAAATGTATGAAACATTAATTGACATACAAGAAGGAATTATTCCGGACCCTGCTGAAAATATATCCGTTACTTATCAGCAATTATTTGATGACTATATTGATGATTGTAAATCAAGAAATGTAAAAACAAAACACATAGAAGATTGTCAAAGAAATTATAATAATTGGGTTAAGTCACTTATGAGTAATATTATAGTCAGTGATCTTAAAAGAAAAAATATAAAAGAAGTTTTTAAAAATGTTACAAAACACAGTAAAAGCGTAGCAAATAAAACTTTAAAAATGATTATTGCTTCATTAAATTTTGCTGTAGATGAGGAGACTTACGGAATTGATTTTAATGTAGGCTCTAAGATAAAAGCTCACCCTGATATTAAAATTAAAAGGTCATATACAGATTTAGAAAAAGCAAAAATATTTAATGAGCTTAATAGTATTGAATTAAATAATCCAGAAAGATACAGAACTGTTGGGTTTATATGGCTGCTTATATTAACTGGAGCAAGAAAGGGTGAGATAGCTCAAGCTCGTTGGGAATGGATTAAAGACAACAAAATTATTATTCCAGTTGAGCATCACAAGACTGGACAAAAAACCGGAGAAGAAAGGGTTATTTATTTAAATGAACCGGCTATGCAAGTTATTAATAAATTATCTACTATTAATCCTAAAACAAAAACTATTACTGGAATAGTAACTCCTTATAAATTATGGAGAAAAATAACTAATAAATGTAACTGCCCTGATATAAGGTTACATGATCTTAGACACAGCTTCGCTACAATGTGCATATCAGCTAATATTTCAACAAGACAAGTTGGAGCTTTGTTAGGTCACAAAAGTTTAGCTTCAATGCAAAGATACGGTGAAGTTACTCCGCAAATATCTTCAGGTAATGTTAATTTAGCTGCTGAAGTTATTGACGCTCAAATCATTAATTGATTTAATTAGCGAATCATAGGGGTCAATATTTTTTAACTGCTCAGTAGATAAAGTTATTTTAGTAGCAGGATAATTAGAGGGAATATAAGTAATTATATTTAATGGCATACAATAGAGAGCATAGATGTCTATACTATTTTCTCCGTTCTCTCCGTAATAACGGTCTTTTGTATGCCTCCCTCGTCTAAGATCAAACTGCCAACCAACCCTTCTTGCAACGCCTTCTTTTTCATACAACCTTTCGTTGCCTTTTGTTTTAACCTGACATTTATAAATTTTATCTTCATACTCAAAAAGAATATCGGCATGAGAACCATGAGGGACTATTGTTACCGTATCTGAAAATAACGCTAATTGACTAGCAACTGCAAACTCTCCACTTCTTCCTAACCTTTCGGTCGATCTGCCCATTACATTAATCGTATCTAGTTGCTCTGCCTTCTATATATTGTTGCATTAGTTCTTTGTCTTCAGCTAAAAGAAGTTGTTTTGCAGCTCCGTTAAATTTTTCTAATACATTACTTAATATAGTTTGTTTAATTCCGTCCGGAGCATTTAAATAATCTCTACCCTTGATAATGTTTGTCAAAATATCTTTAGTATTTAATTCACCGTTTATTTCTAACAATCTTGAATATTGGAAAGGATTTAATTTTATACCGTCTATATTTCTAGCGGGAAGACGAGGCGAATAACCAAGTCTATAAAACTCATCAAAAATTTCAGCTCCAAGTTTTGGTTCAGAATACATATAAGGAGTGAAAGGACCTCCTACGCTTGGGTCCCTTGTTTGTATTTCACCAAAGATATTTCTTCTTGGAGCAAGATCAGTTTTAGGGTCGCCAAATAAAGGTAGTCTTTGTATTAATGTGTCTGTTATTGATCTAGCATCTCTTAAAACATCATCATCATATTGCCCTGCATGAGCAAAAACTGTAGGTACAAAAGAACCAGTAAATCTATTAATCCATTTTTCAGAATATCTTGTTGGGTCTGATATGGCTTTTATTACATCACTAAGACCAGACATAAATGTTTTATTTGTTAAGTTATTAGAAACAGAAGTAGCAATCATTCCTGCAACTTTACTTGCTTCTAACTCTAAATCTTTTGTATCGTCCTGTGTGTTATTTATATATTTTCCCACTTCATTTAAATCAGCAGCAATACCAAATAAAATTCCTATAGGTTCAAATCTATTATATCTATACCAATTATCACCTACTTTAATTGAGTAAGGTTCCCACCCTTCTGAAGTTTGTCTTCTGTTTTGTATGCCTACTCCATCAAGAGGTTCTCCTTCCATACTAGCTCCTGCTCCCGAAATTAAACCTGAGTTTGCCAATAATCCAACACCTAACATTGTAGAAGTACCCATAATTATTTTAGCTTGAGCTACATCTTTTTCGGCTCCTCCTTTTGCAATAGCGTCTTTGTACCTTTGCATAGAAAAACCAAATGGAGTTCTTTCTGCAGCATACTTAACAATATTGACCGGAGTACGAACAAAGGGAAGCATAAATCTTACTAATGGGATTGCTCTATTAATACTATTAACAGCTCTTCCTACCTCTCCTACTTTGTTTGTAAAGGTTTGGTATCTTCCTACTTCCAAAGCATCAAACTCAATGTCTTTACCTATTGGAGAATTAAGAGGGTCGTCTCCATGTTTTTTAACAAGTTGAGCAGCATAGTTCCAACCCTTTCTTTCTTTCGCAGCTTTTCTCATAGCTTGACCCCATATCTCTTGTCGATAAGCAATCGTCTTAAAAAACATATCTTCAGCAACTAATAGTCTGCTTGGCGTTCTAACAATAGTTCCACCTATACCGCCTATAGATTTTTGTCTTGCTAGTTCTAATTTTGTAGTTGAATCCATTACTGTATTCTCATCAAATACAGCTTTACCAAAAACTTTTAAACCTTCTAAATGCCCTAAGATTGTTCCAACTAACCTTGCAGCAGCTTCAGAGTATGTTACTCGTTCTCCACCAGTAAGCATTTTAGGTGTACCTTTTACTGCAGCTCCCAAGTATTCTAATGGTCGCATTAGAGCTGTTAGTTCGTTTGAAGAAACATTAACTAAGTGTGTAGCAGGTGAAGACAATAATGAATTAATCCAAAATTCTTGTACCTTATTTAATAAAGTAGGATTTTCTAAACCGGCTATATATTTTATTGCAGCGTCAACATCATCATCAAATGCTTCTAAATTTCTAGCTATTATTTCAGGGTCTAAATTTGTACCTTTTGCATTTTCTAAAAAATCTTGCTGTGCTTGAGTTTTAATTTTTTCATCAGGGTTTCTTGATATTTCTCTTAATGCTCTTAAAGTTCTTCCTGCTTCTGCTCTCACTCCTGCACTAACCTCATGCACTGCTGCTACTTCGTTACTCATTTTTTTAAAATTAAAATGGTCCTGTTCTGTTACTGTATTTTTAGCAATTTTATCTAAATATATTTTTCTAGCTTTTGATAAATCTTCAGCTAAAGTTCTTTCTATCTGTCTAACTCTTGTAATTTCTACATCATTTAAAGCTGTACCTTTTGGTATATTAACAATGTCATCAACAGTCCAACCTAACTCATTAGCACGGTCATTTAATTTTTCACCATTTTTACCAAACTCTTGACGACCTCTTCGTTGATTAAAATATTGATCGCTGTCATCTGCCAAATCTATATATTCTTGCTTGGTTTTTTTATTTGTTCCAGTTTTATCAAGATTTATATTAGCTGCTTTGTTAGGGTCCGGAGGTGGAGTAGGTCCAATAGGTGAAGATGGAGTTCTGCTTCCTGCTCCTGTAAATGTAGGACCCACTCTTGGGTCAGGAGGACCTACTTTTTCGTCTGCTGCTCTTTTGTTAGCATTTTTATCTATTTCCCCAGACGCTTTTTCTGGTCTGTCGTCCACTTTTTTAAACTTGCCTTTTATTCTTCCCAAAGACTTTAAAGTTCCTTCTACCGCAAGACTTAATCCTGCTCCTTCAACAGCCATTTTTAAACGACCCATAGCAATAGTGTCATCATCATCTGCTTGTAACCATGCAGTAAATTCGTTAGGAGCTACTTCTTGAATAAGGTTTGATAATCTTTCTTCATCAGGACTAAAAGCCATTTGTTCAGCAATAACACCGGCTGAAGTATATTTAGTTAATTTACCAACTTTTGTAGCAGGGTCTAATCTTTTCAATTTATTAAGTTTTGACAATGCCTGTATGCCTTTCAATGTGCCGGTGTAAGGAACTAAAAATCCTGCTGCATCTCTTACAAAACTACCTAACATATTAGTAGGTTCAGCAACTTCGGGAAGATCAGGCAAATCAACATAACCCCCAGTAGCATCTCTTAACAAATCTGAAGTTCCTTGAAGTGTATCTCTAGCAGCTCCACCAAAAACTCTAAAAGTATCTTCTAAAAAACTAACATCATTAGGGTCTTTTGGTTCTTGAGGTGTAATTGCAGGTATAGAATTTATATTGTTTTGATTGTTAATATTTTGACTAGCTAGAATATCTCTAGCTGTTTTTTCTTTGCTTAAAGAATTTATATAATTATCAAGACTTTGTGTAGAAGTATTGCTTTGCTCAGGCTCAGGCTCAACTATTTTTACAGGCTCAGGACTGGCTGTTTGTATATTATCTTCTCCACCTTTAAGAGAATTTATGTATTCATCAAGAGTCATTTCCTAAGATTTATCTTGGACGAGAACCAGTGCTAGTATAAGATTCAATTATGCTTTGTGATCTTCCTAAATATTCAGCTAAATCTTCTTCAAATTTACTAAAATTTATTCCTTTTTGAGTTTTAATAATTCCTGCTTCAGATAATTTTTCAATTATTTCCTCTGTAGAACTGTCAGGGAATTTTTCTTTAGCGTTTGCTATACTTTCCAAATCATCTACATTCATATTGTATTGATTAGCAAAAATTCGATCTTGTATATTCTTAGCGTCTAATCCCTTTATATTGTTATTAGCATATTCTTCTAATAAAGCAGGGTCGTTCAAGATTATTTGTTTTTGTTGATTTGTATATCTTGGGTCGTTTTGTATAGAAGAAGCTCCATATTGAATTTTAGAAATTCTGCCCTGTCTTTCTTTTTCTGCTTCAAGTCTAGCTTGTTCATTTTTTTCTCTTATAGCTACACCCTCATTAACATTTCTTCTGTTAAATTGATCGTCTGCTATAGCAATAGCTTCAGCTATGCCACCGTACATTTGTTTATCTCTTTGTTTTAAATAAGCCTCTCTATCTTTTTCAGACATATTATTTAATTCTTCTGCGGTTTTATAATCGTCACCACCAATTGTAGCCATAAAATTACCAAACCTAGTTCGTTTATCCACAAAAGGAGTTTTAGAAGGAGCCGAAGGAGAAGGAGCAAAAGCGTTCTGATTTACATATTCATTAATTGCTGCAGCATTAGGATTAACATTTTGAGCCATAGCATTATTAAGAGCATTATAATTTAAAGCTGTTCCTCCCTGTCCTAACATATTAGAAACTTTACTGTTCATCATTTGAAGTTCATTATTCATCAAATAATCATCAACAGATTGTCCTCCTAAATCTAAAGGTCCAAGACGAACTTCGCCTAGTTTAGCAGGGTCATTAACTTGTCCTAACTCAAATAATTTAGGAACACCGTCAGGTAAATTATTTTGATCTATGCTTCCTTGAGAACTTACCGTAGCATTCTTAATTTTTTCATCTGCAGCTAATTCTTCTTCAGTTTTTAATATATATTTAGGAATACCTGAATTTCTTTTTCTATCACTTGTAAACTCAGGGTTTATTTTATATCTAGGGTCATGTTCTTTATTGCCCAAAGCTGAACTTATTGCGAATCCTATATCGCTAAAAATAGATGTTTGTCTTCCGTCCGGTGTATAAGCCATTATCTGCTCCTGCCTCTAGCATAACCTCCGCCTAAGTTTGCAAAATAACCTAAAGCATCACCTAAGCCTAATTTTTGTTGTGAAGTTCTAGTTCCAGATGAATTAATTAATACTGGAACTCCTGAAATAGCACTTGTTGAAGCTGCAAGATTCATAAAAGGCTGATCTTGTTGTCTCATAAATTCATTGTATGCTGCATCTAGCTCTGCCTGTTGCAAACCTCTTTGTAAATTACCAGATATATTTAAATCATCTGCACTCATAAATTGAGTATCTAATAAATCGTTATAAGCTCCATAATCAAAATTTCTTTTTGATTCATCTAATGCAGCTTGTCTGGTAGTAAAATCATTCATAAGGTCTATGTTGTACCTCATGTTATCATCATCTCTCATGCCTAAGTTATAAGCCATTTCATTTCTTCTAGTTAATAAGTCTTGATCTACTCCGGCATCAAATTGAGCAGCGTCCATGTCTCCTCTAATATTAGCCATAGCATCATTGTAAGCACTTTCTCTTGCTCCGGTAATAAAATCAGACGCTTGGTCGCCAAAATTTCTATTTGTTTCTGATTCCAGTAGAGCTGATCTTGAGCCACCAAAAGCATTGCTGCCGATAGCTGCATCTTGATCTGATTGCAAAGCCATTTGCCTATATTTATTTATGTCACTTAATCCTTTATTAATAACATTGTCTGTATATGGGTTCATATAAGAGCTAATATTTCTATCTAATATGCTTCCAATCTCTCTTACATTACCTCTTCCATAATCAGTATTTATAGCATTAGGATTCATTTGATATGGGTTGCCTAAGTCTATACGGTTTTGAGTCTCTGCATACATTTTAGAAACAGGGTCATACCCTTTAATAGTTGCATTAATATTTCTAAATTGGTTTTGTGCTTCTAATTCATCTGCAGTAAATGGAGCTACTGTTTCTCCTGTATATGGTGTAAAAGGAGTTTCATTAATTTCCATACCTTTATTTAAAAGGTATTCAAAACCCTTTCTTTGCCATTCAGGAAATTCTTGTTTTGAACTTTCTCGTATTACTGTTTTGCCTTTACTCATAATTTATATATCCTTTGATATTACATATTCAGACTTAAAGCCTAATTCTTTTGGAATTTTACGAAGCCACCCTAAACGACCTCCACCATGTAAGCGTTTAATTCCACACGCTTTAGCAAAAGCCACTATTGAAGGCATCATGGATTCTAACTCTTGATAATTTCCACCACAAAAAAGCAAGTTCATTGTTTTCATTTGTGGAAACTCAATACATTCAGTTACCATAGCTGACCTTTTTCCTACCCATAATAGGAAAACTCCATCTCTTATTCTACACTCAATATCGTCTATTGAGTAGAGGTCCTGTCTTTTTACAGCTCTTTCTATAAAGGGTTTAGCAAATTTCCATTTGCTCTCCCACTCATTAAACGACTGTTGTTGTGCTAATTGTTCCTGCATCATTTACAGTTAATTTATATTTAGTTCCATTAGGAGATACTAAAACTAATTCTGTTTGATCTCCTGCATTTATTTCTATTCTTTCGCCCTTACTTAAAGTTAAACCTGTCATTGATTCAAGCTCAGATATTAAGTATGAAAAATAATTCTTATCGTAAGATTCTTTAGGTTGTGAAAAAGTTTTTCTAGCCATTATCTCCTACCTCTAGTTTGCACATCAGCTCTAATATTTCCTACCTTATATGTTTCTGTAGTAACGCCTGTGACCGTCATAGAGACTTGTCTAGCCGTAATTCTACAATCCGTGTACCCATCACTATTATTAAAAGAAAAGCTCCCAAAATCCGTTTCTGGTCCATTAGGAGTAAATTTGCCTTTCATAGATATAGTTAATGCTGAAACATTCTTACTTTCTTCGTCTGTTATTAATTTTGATACATGAGATACTTTATCTCCATTTGATATTTCTAAAGGAGCAGAAGTACAAAAAGGTTTTTTATTTCCTAAACCTTCACTGTTAAATAAAGTTGTGCTTTCATGCTCATAAACTGCGCCATTAGATGAACAAGCTAAAGGAAAATCATTAACTCCTTGATCTAACCATACTGTACGGTCCATTTCTCCAACAGACCAAGTGTTTGAATTGTAATTCCAAATAACATATTTGTTTGGGGTTTTGCTGCTGCCTGTAGGAAAGAACCAAATTATCTCTGAAAAATTACTATTATGTCCTCCGCAAGTTACAGTTCTGTATGGGTAATGTAAGTCATCAAATATGTAATCATGCACATCACAAGGTATTTCTCTAACTCCACCGTCATACATAAAAAATCCATTTTCACCAAACCAAGCTAAAAAATTACCAGTTGATACTACAGACCTAATTGAAGCAGTTGCACAAGATGTACCGGCATCTTGTATGCCATATATAAAAGGACTTCCGGTGTAATACATTTTATTTATTCCGGTATCTGTAAATATAATAATATCTGAGTTCCATTTTTTAGCTCCAAGTATTCTTCCACCTGTTGGTATATTTAAATCACCTGCTGTATTTGTTGAGGCTGCGGTCCATACTGTGTTTGCTTCTCTTGAAGACCATGCTACTTTTCTTGGGTCATTTGCAGAACCAAAACAAATTAAATGTCTTTCATTAGATACTAATAAAGCTGTGTTTCCTATTGGAGCATTTGCTAATTGTATGCCTGTTGCATCTGGACTGCCTGAACCGGAGTCAGGTCGCCACTGATAAACTTTTCCATCTGAACCGGAACAAAATATTAAATATTCACCCCAGTTAGAAAAAGAAAAAGACTTAGTGTTAAAATCTAATCCTGATTGTGAACGAGCATCTCCGTAATCTTCAACATTATAAGTGTAAGCTCCATATCCTAATGGAGAAACAGAAGCATCATTTACAAAACCAGTAGGAGTAATGTCATACCAAATGTTGTTATATTGAACATATACTTTTTCTCTTGTGCCGATTGCTATAACTGGTTTACCTGAATTAGTATTGTAAGCATACATACCAGTAGGAGTTCCAACTAAAGCGGTTTCTTTAAATCTATTCCACCCGCCTATCGGCTGCATAGCTCCGTTTTCAAATCTAACTAAATTACCATCTACCCAACGCCCAGTATTAGAATACTCAGTGCCGTTTGTTACTATTCCCGCAGGAGGTGTTATTGGTACTAATGCCATATCTAATTATATCCTAGTATCTATTTTCTTATAATGAGTTAAAAGCTCATACCATAAAGGTTTTATTTCTTCCCAAACAGGAAACTCTTTTATCTGTAATTCTTGTCTAACTTCTTCTATTGGTGTTCTTAAATAGCTATGCCAATCAACCGTCATAAACCACGCTGTTTTTTTACCGTTGAAATAACCTTCTAAAATTAATCTGATTACGCTTATTACTGGCATATATTTTAATTTAAAAAATAAACTGCCTTGTATAGCTTTTTTACCAAAAGAATTTTTTAATGCTAAAAGTACACTAGCTAAACAAATATAAAAAAAACTTAAACGAAAACCTTTTGCTAAAGTAAAACCTAGTACAGAAACTTCTGCTAAAGGTGTTGAATCTAATTTATTTACACAATGAATAATATCGTGTTCATTCAAAAGTCCTTTCATAAAAGCTATATTTTTTTTGCCTTTAGTTTGTGATATATCGAAGTTTTTTTGAAATAAATCATCTGTATTATTTTTCCAGAATGTTTTTAGCTCTGCTCCTAGTGTACCTTTTTTATATCTTGATCTTAAAACAGTATCTTTTAAATTTTCTTGTTTATAAAAAAGTTTAGAATATGGATTTTCGTTAAATTTTTTTTTTAATTTTTTGTCACAATTTTTATCTAATTCATTAACCATAGTCATAATTAAATTTAAATCTGCCTTAACGTGACTTTTGCCAGAAGCATAAGCTTTTATAAATTTAAAACCTTTTATGATTTGCATATCATTACAACACGACAAATTTTGTCGCTAACATTTTTTATAAAACATTTTTCGCTAGTTAATTTTTTACAGTCATACGGATTAAAATTATATTTAAATTCTTCTCCGACTACATCTGGGGAAGGAACTGTAACTTCACATTTATTACCAAATAATAAATAATTAATGTTTCCAAATTTTTCAGCTTCTATTGTTTCATTGGGTTGTATATCAATATTATAAAATTTAAAACCATAACTGTTTTGTAAACAACAAATAACAATCGTATCATCTTCCATTGATTCAATACTTGCTTTGTTTGTAGAAAGCTCATAGTTTGCTGATCTTTCTTTCCATTCGGTTACATAACCGCCCATATCTATTTCGTAGGAATATAAGTTGTCTGTTATTGTTTTGTTTGTGTGTGAATCTTCTGGATTGTTAGCATTTATTTCTTCTATTTTATCAACGTCTGCTTTTGATATTTCGTCTGCTTCCCACTCATAAGAAACTTTAACTTTACCTTCCATAAATAAATAATTTGTTAATGATTTATTTATTTTGTAATCATCAAGGTATTCTATTTTGTCAAAATCTGGTTGTTCATCAAATTCATGTCTGCTTATGAGTTGTCCTTTTTTTGCTGATAAAACTGTTAATTGAAATTCATTATCCAGATTGACCATTTTTATATTTTCCATTGTAAATATCATTTAGATTTCCTCTGATGGTGTTATAGGATTATATGGATTTATTTGATAAGGATTATCTTGTGGCTGAAGTTTGTCTGCGTCGTCAAATGGAATAACAAGTTCCCCGCTTGGTAATTTATGAATTTCTTTTAATTGTTTGTTTTTATCGTTCATTATACTGTAATAGTAACTGTGCCATTGATTATGTGACTCCCACCATTTGTGTATGATCCAGCATTAGCATTTGTTATATATGGAGCAGAATAAGAAAAAGCAGACGCCGGCATAGTAACTGATCCCGCGCTAGTTTGATAAGTGATTGAAGTCCAATTTGTTGCAGTCAAAGTACCCCGAATTTGAACATGAGTAACTGCTCCTCCAGTGTCTTCTGTAAGTATCTGTGCAATAGATAAACCTCCAAAACTCCAAGCACTCGTAGAACCATTAAGAGTTCCCATAGCATTATAAATAAGATGTATAGTAGGGTCTTGTATAAATCCCTTACTGGTTGCTTTTACAAAAGTTGCACTGCCAACAACAATAGGTGCTGAATACTGAACTATATTACTTGCTCCGTACCATTCGTTAAATGACATTGTTGTTGCAGAGCTTTTGCTTATTAATCCTCTAATGTCTGAGTCATTTATTGAACATTGAGTACCAGAAGTGCCTCCTGCTTCAACATGAAAATCATTTAATGATATTGCTCCTGAACTTGGTACAGGCATCTTAGACTCCTCTTAATTCTTTAAGCTCGTCTTTTAATTCTTTGATTGCTTCTATTAATAAGCCAACTGTATTTTGATATTTCATTGTATGAATATCAGATATTCCTTCATTGAAACTGTCTGTGTTTTCTTTAATTTCTACAAGCTCTGGAACTACCTCTTTTACTTCTTGAGCAATAACTCCTATTTCTCTTACGTCATTACTAATTCTGGTATATTCAACACCTCTCATAGCACAAACTTTATCAAGAGCATTTTCAATTGTTTTAACATCTTTTTTAATACGAATATCACTATAAGCAGTAATATTATCTTGACTCGTTATTGCTCCAGTACTAGCGTTGATAGAAACTCCCTCAGTACCATTAGAATTTCTAAATATAAAATTACCCGCATTGTCGGTTTGGAAATACAAATGAGTTGAGTGTCTTTGTATTTTTCCTGTTTTTTCTCCTGTCCAAGCTCCTGTATTTAAAGTTAAATCAGTACCACCATTTATAGTGACACCCTCAAAAGAAACAGGAGAAGTTGTGTCTGTTGCTTGGTTAGAGGTATAAGTTGTGTACCCAGCTCCATTAGAAAGCTGATTATTGTTCGTTGGAATCGTTGGCAATCCAGAGAGATCTGAATATGCTCCAGAAGTTGCAACAGTAGAAAGAGAAGATAAATCGACTCCATCAACATTTCCTGTGACTGCAATATCTCCTGTGACAGAAACTCCAGAAGAATTTGTTTCAATTTTTTTACTACTATCGTGATAAAGCTCTACTGCTCCATCAGTTAAAGCTCTTATCATGTATTCAGTTGTGTTTTTATTTATTTCAACTCCCGCTCCGTTACTAATAATTCTTAAATTACCTGTACCGCCATCTTTGACATAACTATCATTTCCATCGTGGTAAAGTTCTAAATCATCGCCAGTACCAAAGATTGCTTTTTTATTATCGTCAAAGTTTGCTGAATTAAATCTCACATTGATTTCTGTTCCTGTTGCAGAAAAAATACCATCAAGGGTATCTAAATCTGTATTTAACTTTGTTCCCCAAGTATCAGTAGAGCTGCCTACTTCTGGTTTCGTTAAATTTAAATTAGTTGTATATGTATCTGCCATTTTTAATTACCTATAAATTTATGCTGCAATAGTTTTTTCTTCCCAAACTGTATTAGGATTATTTTGCTCTATCCATTTTATAACACCTTCAGAGCTTAATCCACTATCGCCATTGATTAATGAAACTCCAAAGAATCTTCTTACCCCTGCTGAACTCATGCCACTTGCAGCAATCATTTCCGCAGGAGGTCCAACTAAAGCTGTTACTGACTCAACACCTGCATATTGTCTTGAAACATCAGCAGTGTTTCCATAATTAATATTTTCTTCAGAATAATAAAATATATCTAAATCATCTGTTGAGCTTGGAGAGTATTGCACAAAAGCTCCGCTAGTTCCTGCTGTACCGCTTCTAGTTACATTTGTTGTATAAATAATTCCTGAAGTCATAGCTCCTGAAGGAGTTGTGTTTTGTAATGTGCCATCACTTTTAAATGCTTTCCAATTTGTGCCTACTCCATTAGCAGTCAATTTAGTATCACCAGAATATTGATAAACAGGTTTTCCATTAATTGTTAGCACATAATATCCACTTACTAATTGATAAGAAACTGTAGCCGTAACGCTAGAATCTACTGTGACAGCTTGAGTTGGATAAACATACGCCCACGCTGAACCTGTGTAGGTAGGAGTTGTTCCAGAATCTCCTGTGTAATGATACAAAGTTCTTAATTCGTTTGTTGCTTGTCCTCCTCCTGTAGTAATAGGAGAAGCTCCTGACATTTGTAAATATTCATTTCCCGAAGCATCAGTTAAAACAAAAATTTTACAAGCATCAGAGTTGTTTATGCCGTCCTTTATCTTAGCAAAAGCAAAAGTATTATTTGTATTAGTAGAATCTGAAACATCAAATTTAAAATTATAACCACTAGCTAAATTAAGAGCCGGTTGATTAATACCATCTATTACAAAATAACCATTAGTAGTTACAGTTTTAGTTATATTAGGAAATAAAGGCGTATCAGTGCCTAAATTTGAAACTTCAATGCAATCTACCGAAGCTCCTAAGTCTATTTGTATTCCTATTATATTAGGAAAATTACTTGCGACAGATATTCCTGCAATACCTAAATCAATTTGTGTACCAACAGAAGTAAAGTTTGTTACTGCAGGTATTGTTGAAGCTCCTAAATCTATTTGTATTCCTGAAGCTGTTAAACCAGAAGATTGAGTAGTTGCTGAAACTCCAATAAAAGTTGGATTTGCAAAAGAATTAAAACCTGAATCTATTTGTATGTATGATTCTGCTTGATCTACTTGAGTTCCATGAGCTATCCAACCGCTATTTTGTACCATTGGCAAAGGTACACCAACAGCAAGTCTTGTACCTGCATTTGGCATACTTGATGTAGCGGATATAGAGCTTGTTACATTAAAAATGTGATTGCCAACTGCAGAAATTCCTGCAACAGCATTTATCGTTTCATTTGTTAATGAATATATAAGACTTGGAGAAGGCGATATTCCTGAAGTTCCAGAAATAGCTGCCTCTCCAAAATGATAAGTAGGTGTGCCGTAATCAGCAATACCATAATTATACAGTCCGTAACCAATGCTAGACATTAGCTACCTTCTTATGTAAGCGTTATATCTAGTGCTGAAGCGTTAAATCTAAATACATCTCCTGTAGAAACTGATTTGCTTGTAGTTAAAGTACCATAAGCTAATAAATTACCACCAGAAGAAGCATCAAATACACCAACGGCAACAACAGTACCATAGTCTGCTGTAGCTGTAGCATATTCAATTGCTGCTGTATTAGAGGCTGTTCCACCAGAAACAGTAAAGGCTCCTGTTTGTCGAGCATAAGCTCCACCAGAAACTTCAGTTCCTCCGCCTGTGTCACTTGGAGCAGCAGTATAAAGTGCTACATACAAAGTGCTTGGAGCAGTATAAGAAGAACCACCAAAAACATGATTCAATACTGCTGTTTCTAAATAGTCAGAAAATCCTGCCATAATTAACTCCTTTAGTTATTAAAATAATAAGTTTTTTTTCCTGCCTTTCCGTAAGTTCTTCTTCTATTAAGAAGAGAACCCTTACCAAAAGACGCTCTTTCTTGTTGCAATCTAACTTCTTCAAGAGCCTTATCAAAAAGATTCTCAAACAGTCTGATTCTTTCGTCTTCCATTAAAAAAATAGAAGCGTGTTTACAACAACCGTATATGTAAATGTCCGGATAATTTTTACTAACAAAGTTTGTAGTGTTAGTAGAGCTTAAAGCAGGAACATCTGCATAATATGTTAATTGTAACTCATAATCTTTGTCCGGTGTTGGACAAAGTTCAATAGCGTCATCTGATATTGCAAAATACTGAGGAGTACCTTTTGCATTGTTTATAGACATTCTTTTTAAATCTAATGACTCTATTGATTGCTGCATCAACACTTTATGATCTGCAGTGTTTAATTCTATATTTATGCAATTAATCCAATCAGCCGGTAATTGCATATATTGTGATGTTGAGTCTGCTTTAGCTACAGCTCTTTTCATCATATCTTGATGTTTAAGTTTTTTATTTATATCTGATTCTGTTAAATGAATAAAAATATCCATTTGAGAAGTTAAATCTCCTCTATTTAAATAATTAGCTACTTGTGTTTTTAATTCATCATAAGTCATACTTTGCCCTTCCAACTTCTAAAACATTCATTGTCTCTGTTATTTAACCATTGTTTCCATTTATCATCATCATTCGCCCAACCTTCTAACAATGCTTTTTCATAAATTACCATTGGTATTTCTGCAACATGACGAAAATCTTTTCCGGCTTTTTGTTCGCCTAAATGTTGAGCGTGTTTAATTATACCTGATACATCTTGAGTTGTGTGCAGTACAGACTTATTGTCCTCAGTAGAAAACTGAGACTTAAAACCTGTTTTTAAATTTATTAATGTTGTCTTTGCCATTTTTATAAAGATAAGAGGGCAAGTAAATTCTTACCCTCTAATCTAATCAGTATTCTGATTTATCTATTATTAAGTAGATAAGTCAGCAACTATACCGTGAGCTGCTTCGTTGCTCATTTCTAAACCGTATTCGGCAAGAACAAGCTGAGTGTCAGCATCACCAATCTTAGCAATATCCATAGTTTGGAAATTTCTAAGATAAGATACTTTAGCGTACTCAGGGTCAACTAATAAAAGACTTCTATCTCTTGATCTGTTTGAAGGAATTATTTTTAATTCTCCAAAGTCAGAAGAGTAAACAGAAACAGACGCTTCTACAGTTTGAGCATCAATGTTTTGTCTAGCAGAAGCTCTACCAGTAAATCCACTGATAACACCTTTGTTTACTGGACCGGCAATAGCCATTTTAGGCTCTGCTCCGTTAGTAAACATAGTTTGTAAAACACCTTTTAAGAGAGTTTCAGTCAAACTTCTTTGAGTACCGTCTGTAGCTGCAGCAGAAGAACTACCGTTAGAACCACCGGTACCTCTTGAAACATTACTAGAAATCCATGCCTCGAATGAACGAGTTTGTCTAGCAGCAGTATTGCTACCTGAATTTTTAGCTGTGTTTTGGCACAATGCAACTTCCATGTCTCTTTTTAATGCTTTTGACATTAGAGCCATTTGGTGTGCTAGTTCCTGCTTTTTACCTGCAGGGTCACTTGCGTCTTGTGAACCAGAAACGGTAGCGTCTCTTGATGAAATTTGAGCCACATTGGACTCCCTAGTTGTTGATGTACTTGCTGAACGAGAAAGTTCAAAACCTTCTAATTGACCTGTTCCAGATGGAGTAGGTAAACTTTCAGTTTGCCAATCGAAGACAACATTAGAAACATTTTTAGTTCCAATTGCACTCATAAATGGAGTAGCAGTTGGGTCAATGTTGTAGATCACATTGGACAAATCTTCTCTGTTAGAAGTAGCATCATACGAAGTAAACGAGTTTGTTACTTTAGCCATGATATTTTTCCTTTAGTTAAATTATTTGTTCAAAAAATTTGGCTGCATCAGACACTTTGCCTGTTTTAGCCACCAGTTCACGAGTTTTCTTTAACTTTGTTGTTGGTTTGGCTGAATTGGTACTACCTGCTCTAGCAACTTTTCTTCTTGCTTTTGCTACAGTTGGTTTCTTTTTAATAGTTTCAGCTTGTTTGTTATGTAACATAGCCTCTCTTAATAAAAGAATAATTCTGTAATCAGTAACCGCTCCAATTTCATCTTTAGTAAAACCTAATCTTTCAGCGTTCTTCAACATTTCTGCTCTATCTTCAGCAGCAATCTTTTCGTCCGCCCATTCAGGGACCGCTTCAGCTAGAGCTTTTCTGCCTTCTTCAATCTGAGCTGTCATTTGCCTAAAAGATTCTTCTTGAGATTCTTTATTAGCTTTATCTATTTCAGTTTGAACAGCTTTTATTCTAGCTTTATGTTCGTCCCAATTAGCTTTTTCTGTTAAGTATGTAACTTGATCGGCTTCTTTTAAAGCGTTCCAATCCGGCTCTTGCCCTAGACCCTGCTCTAAAACAGTTTTTACTCTAGGCAACAACATCTTTAATTCTTCTCGCTCCGCTTCGATACTTTCTTTAGTAGATTGAAAGTCAGCTTTCTCTCTTGCTAATTCCTGTGTCTTGCGGGTGTAATCCCTATTCCTACTGTAGCCTTTGATGAGTTCATCTTCGGTAACTTCAAGTTCTTCTCCATTAACTTTAACGGCAAATACTTGAGGTTCGGTGTCCTCTTCAGATTCTACTTGGTCATCTAGTTCTTCTTCAGCTTCATCATCTTCAACTTCTTCTTCAGCTTCATCATCTTCAATAATTTCATCTTCAGATTCAGTATTTAATTCTTCAGCGTCCACAGATTCTTCTTCCACCTCTTCTACTTGCTCCTCTTCAGGAGATAGTTGAGATAAAAAAACATCTGTTGCTTTATCTATATCAGTTTCAAAACCATTCGGCTTGGCGTTTTTGGTCATATTTTCCACCTATATTTTATATATGACAATTTTACCTTAATTTTATGTAAAAGTGTCAAGTTACTCTTGAAATTCCTCCCAATTTATCTATTTGGGATTTAGTTATTTTTCCTTTCTCTATAATTATACGGAGATGTCTTTCGACTTCAGGAAGAATTTTTATTGCTTGATGGATTGCTTCTCTTAAATTTTTGTCTTTTTCTATATCAGAATTAATCCACCTGTTAGTGTATTCCTCTTTTAATTGCATAACGGCTTTATTAAAAACTTCGCTACCCAATAATGCTTCTGCTTCATTAGAAGCTCTTATATCTTTTTCATTTGCCATATTTAAGTTCCGATTATCCTATCAATTTTGCTTTCTAATCTTTCTAAGTTTGAAATAACTCTATCTATATCCTCAGCTAAATCTTGTTTTGTTACATAAGACCTTGCCATTTCTTCTCTAGTTTTATTTATAAGAATATCTATTCTTTTATTTTCTGCTGCATTTTGCCTAATTGAATAAAATATTGGAGCAATAATTAAACTTAAAATTACATTCCAGACTAAATAACTTGTTATTTCCATTATTTAGTAACTCCAAATTTTAGGACGAACCTTACCATTTTTATATCCTGCTATATCTAAATGAATAAACCTTTGATCTCTGCTGCCTTTTTGATTTACACCTATTCCAGTAAACCCATGTTTTGCAGCATTAGTAACTATTTTAAATGCTTGTTTATCAGAACACAATATATCTACTGCTAGTCCTAAAGTATGAGTACCGCCTTTTTCTTTTTTTGCCTCAATAGGGTGTTCTAGGCTTCTATATCCAGATGTAATAATAAAAGGAAACCCCATTTCATTTCTTAAACTTTGTAAAGCTACCATTAACTCGTACTTAATTCCTTCTTGTCCGGTATGACGACAAGCAAGTTCTTCAGGTTTAAAATTTGAAAAATCCCAATCCATATCCATTTCCTATGCTGTCAACATATTCTCCTACAACTTCTAATTCTGGATTCATTTCTATTGCTAATTCTTGAGCTTCTTCAAAAGTATTAGCTGTAATAATTGGTCCTTCATAAACTTGTTTTTCACCTGAGCTAGTTGTTACTTCTATCTCGGTCAAAAACATCATTTATTTTTTTCTTTTAGAAGATTATGTTTGTCGTATGATCTTAATGAACTCATGCCTAACATAGCCATTAAAATTGTACTAAGTTGTGCAAAATCAAAATCTGGAAGTTCAACGACATAACCTGTCGCAGTTAAAATTGTTAATAATAAAGGTTGCAAGATAAAGTGGTACATCATAGCTATACCACAAGTCCACCCCACAAAAGGTCGCCAAGAATTTTGAAACCAATTTTGAGACTTAGCATCTTCTTTTAATATTTCAATTTGAGCTAAGTTAGACTGATGAAATAAAGTTTGTAATTCGTGATCTAATTTTATTCTTAAATCTTTATCTACAACAAACTTATCAAGTATGTCTGAAGCAGGTTTTATTAACTTATCAATCATTTTTTAACTTTCTTTTTTTTCTTTTTCTTTTTTTTATTGTGATACGCCATAATATTTATGCTTTTTTAGTTTTCTTTTTCTTTCCCTTTTTTGGGAATCCTGCCCTCATGTTTGCATACGCTTTAGGACTAATAGTAGAATTTTTTTTGCTTCTACTTATTCCTTTCTTTTTCCTTCTATTTATATTTGCATATAATCCACGTTTTGGCACAGTTACCTCCTTACCATTTTACTTTATTGGACCAATAAGCAGCAGACATTTTGCCTCGCTTAATGTTCTTTCCATGCCTTGCTTTAAAAGACTTGGCTCTTTTTGTCATAGTTTTATCGCCTGTTTTTCCCTGTTGACCGAATCTAATAGTTTTTATTTTGTCACCGTCTTTAGCCACAACTACATGAGATTTAGTTTTGTGATTAGGTGTACGTTTAGGTTTATTGTAACCTGATAAACCTAATCTTTTTAATCTGTTATCTCTACTTGGCATTAAAATACTCCGTGTATCATATTAAAAAAATGCACAGAACTAATTAAAATAAAAGCTGTACCTAAATAAAAATATAAAATCCATTCACCCATTAGTGCAAAATATTTTCACTTATTAAAAAAAATCTTGTCTGCTTATTAACTTTATCTCTAAAAGTTAGTTTCATAATTTGTTCAGCTTCCTCTCTATTTCTTGCTCTAATATCTGTTCCTATTAAAATATAATCTTCGGCTACTGCCTCGATATGAAAAATCTTAGGTAAGTCCCTCTTCATTTATTCCTCCCTCTCTCATCATTTGTGGCATAGGAGATGGTTGAGGTTGTTGTTGAGGCATTGGTCCGGTAGCAGCAGGAGTTGGTTCTTTAAATAAACCTTGTGCTTCTATTTTCTGTGCAGTTCTAAAGTCATTATTATTTCGTTCCATTATTTTTTCTACATCAGCTAAATTAACCCTAGAATCTCCATACTGTGCATGAAGTTCTGCCATCTTAATACGAGTTTCAACTTCAAACTTATCTCTATCAAAATCGTCTTCCATAATAATTTTCATTCTGTCAGTTTCCGCATCAACTTTTAATTTTTCTGCTGATACTTGTGCTTTCATAGTTTCAGCTATTGCTAATTGCTCTTCAGCAGACGGCTTATTGTCTTCTTGAGCCGGAGGTTGTGGCGGAACTTTTGTGTTTATAAACTCTTGAGCATCAGGAAAACCTGCCATTTCTATAATTTTAGATATAGTGTTGGAGTATTGTTGACCAGTTACTAAAGGATTATTAGCTCCTAAACTTTGAAGTATAAGTTCTTGTTTAGCTGCTACTTGCTGCAAAACATTTAATTTTTCTTCGTCACTTGATTTACTAATTCCAACATTACATACCATGTCTTTATCAGCGTCCCAATATCTAGGGTCAACTTGAATAAAATCATTATTTAATCTAACCATTTCAGCTTGATCTTGATTTTTAACAACAAGATTATTTACTAGACCAAATAAATCTTTCATGCCTTCAGCGAAATGGCGGCTAATTAATTCTATTCTTCCCTGTGCTGCAGACATAGTAGAACTAACAGCCGCCTTTGTGCTTGATTGCAAAGCATCTGCATTTAATCCTGCTGCTGCTTTAGAAACACCTGTGCGATTTTCTTTTTGTTCATCTAAGTATTTTAGAAAAGGAAATGCCTCTTTACCGGCAAAAGGTATTGAAAAAGGCTGAACTGCTCCTGCCTGTCTCATTCTTATAGGTTGTCCTATATCGTTGTTCAAAACATCATCTATGTTTACTTGACCCTCAACAACTCCCATTCTAGGGAAAATTGAATGACCTAATGAATCTAAACTGTCTCTAACAATTTGAGATTTAACATCTTGGATAGGTTTTAAATAGTCAGCAGGGCAAGAACCTATAGCAGTATGAGGCTCAGGGTCAGGACAAAACATTACTATAGGTAAGTCATCAATAGCTTCGCAATTAATTATTTCTAAACCGCCACCTACAGTACAAACTTTAATTAGTTCTGCTATACCGTCATCATCTTTATCAAAGTAAAGATAGTGTTCAATGTATAAAATATCTTTTCCGTCTGGTCGATCAGGCGTAGTCATTTCTGAAAAAGGATTTCTTGCCTGTCTTTCGTCCTCAGCATCAATAAACTCTTCGTTGCCTTGATACTCTTCCATTTCTTCTTTGTCGTAACCCATAGAAACTAAATCAGAAAGCGTAACAATTCTTCTATGAGCAACATAACTAGCTTCTTTTAGTGATCTAGCATTTCTCGAAATTAATACTTCTTCCGGAGGTATTGATTCAATAATTACATCATTTTTTTCTTTGACCCTCCTAATTGTTAAGTCATAACCTATAACTTGTTGCTCTGTTATTTCTTCACCAGTAACTTCATCTATAACGCTAAAGTCTCCCATAATCTCCTCTGACTCTATAACTTCAACATTTTCATCTGCAATTAATGTTTCATATTGCATGATGGATAAATCAGTGTAACTGTGTGTGCTAGTTGTTAAAGAGCTGTCAAAAAATACTTTTGCAAAACCAGTTTTTCTAATTAGTGCATCTTTAAAAACATCATATAAAACTTTAAACCCGTTATTTTTTTGAGTAACAATATAGTTAATATAATCTGATTGTTGTTTTGCTACTGGAATATCTTGAGGGTCATTTGGTATAAACTCGACTACTTTTTTAGTTCCAAAAAAAGTTCTCATTAAAGAAGGTAACATAAATAAAACACTGTCTCTAACATCTGTAGAAACATACTCGGAAGACATATCACTTCCACCAGTTGGTGACTCCCCTAAATAATATTGTGTTGACTCTGCTCTTTCTTGACCAACTGAGTCTATATAGTCTTTAGCATCATCTAATTCAGATTTTAATACGCCTTGTAATAATTCTTCATCATAACTGCTATCATCAGTTTTCTTGTATTCCATAAATTAACCTACTCTTAGTATTTTTGATTTTAACGGTCTTTTGAAATTATAACCCATAAACGAGGAGCTGCCACCTAGTGCAGCAGAAGAACCGGCAAAAGTTAATGCAAGTGCATCAGCTTTATCAGGAGACTTAATTCCTCTTTTTTTCATTTCCTCTTTGCTTTCTAATTTTATTTTTCCTGCTGAGTTATATTTATAAATTGGTGATACAAGCTCTGCGATCAATTCATCATCTGCGGGTAGTTTGCAATCTCTAGCTGATAACCAGTCTTTAATTTGAAACCAAAGTTCAGCTCTAAGATTTAAATAATTTTTTTTGCTTGACGGAGCTTCACCTACATTAACACCTCTTACCGGCATATCTAATTCTGTCAGCCTATCAACTACACCTGCTCCTAACCCAATTACATCAATCAATATTTCAGCAGGTCTTGTCATTGTAGTTTGATCGTCATATTCATTTTTTAATGCTCCACATAAAGCCATTAAATCCATAGAATTATAAGTTTTAATTTCAAGAACAGTATTACCCTGCCTTTTGCATAATGCAGAAGAATCTCCACCGAAACGTGCAATATCTACCCCCCAAACTAAAGGCTCATTTACAGTAACGGCAACATCTCTTGCCTGAGCTGATCGGCATAAATCTAATGGAATAACCGTATCATCATCATAATTAGGGAACTCTCCTAATACCTCTACTTTTGCTACAGTAGATTCTTCACCGTATTGCTCTAACATACTATGAAATAATTTTTGGTCCGTCCCTTCGACAGTTCGAGAGTCTATTTGTTCGTTTTGCCAAAAGCTACGCTTACTGTGAAAGCTATCAAAGAAAGGTCCTGTATTTCTTCTTGGGTTAGAAAAAGTAAGCCAATACCTGTCTTTTGTTGGCTCAGTAAAAAACCCTTCGCTAACACTGTATATTGGCGTAGGAATACCGGAAGCCTCGTCCATTATTAAGCATACTCCATAAGAACTGTGTATTCCTGCAAAAGCGTCTGGATTTTCTTCAGACCAAAGTTGAGCTTGAGCATAATAATAACCTGTATCTATTTTAAGATCGTTAGTCAGTCTTTCATCAAACCACTTAGCAGGTCTTATTGCTGTTGCTGTTTTTTCCCACCAATGAGAATTAACAGATAAAGTAACCCATTTGCCTAGCTCCGCCCAAGTCCTAGACCTTAGCTGTTGTTCCGTGTTAGCCGTAACAATTACAGTTGCTCCTAATCTAGTAGATAACACCCATAAAATAATCCATGAGACTAATGCTGATTTTCCTATTCCCCTACCACTTGCCACTGCAAGTCTATACATTTCAGGCAAATCAATAGTTTCGTTTCTTTGTATGTGTAAGGCTATATCTTTTAAAATTTTTTCTTGCCACTTTCTAGGTCCCTTGTAGTTTTCAAGGGGGGTATCTTTTACTCCCCAAGTGAAAGCATACATAACAAAATTATAAGGATTATCTTTGATATTTAAGGACCAAAGATCAGACATTAATTGTTTTTCTTCTTCTGCTTTATATTTCATGTTTTTTAGTGGCAGCAGTGATAGACGAGGAGAAAGTGTGAAACACTGCTGCCGTTTTGAATAAGATTAAATGGGGGAAAATCCAATTCAAAAAAAATAAAAAAAATTTAGTTATATAGTTTACATATATATCCCCCTCGCTGCGAATTTTAGGGGGGTCAAATATCGTTTTTTTTCTTGCGTCCGTGTGCGTCCGCCTTGTCATTCTAATTGTCCTCATCTGGAATCTTCTTGATAGGGAGTTTATCCGGTTCCTCATGTGTTGAGCTGATAAGGTTCTTATCTATAACTAATTTTTCTGGTAGTTCATTGGTAGCTGCTATTCTATCTCTAGCACTTTTTAAAATATTATTGAGATTTAATTCAACACCTATTAAAGGCTCTTGATCTTGCCAGTTTTCTTTATCTCTAGCCTTTAAAAAGAACTTTTGAGCCTCGATATTATTATTTTCTACAGCGTTTTTATACAAACTATTCGCAACTTTTGAGATTGCTTCTTGTCTTCCTTGCCTTAAATTGGTTTCAAAATTAGCTAATCTTTTTTTATTTCTATGCAGCGTTGACCATGAAACGCCCAATTGAACGGCAATCTGACGCTCTGACAGTCCCAATCCGGCAAGTCTCCGAACTTCATCGAGATCAATATTAATTGCTTTTCTACCTGCTTTTTTGGGTTCTTTTTTATCTTTTTCAGTCATTAATGTTGCTTTTATGTCACTAATTGAAATTTATTTTAAACTTTTTTTTCAGGCTGTAACCCCCATTATATATAGTTTTCAAGCATTTAATAGTATTTTGATAAAAATTATTTTCATTATAGGGGTTGCATATCTAGGACAGATAATATTAAATACACCCATAGACATTAATAAACGCTTAAACGCAGGAGAAAAAATGACTAGAAAAGTAAACAAAAAAGATCAGCACTTTGCAGAGATGCAAAAAAAGATCATTGAGTTAATGGAAACCGCCGGAGCTGACTGGACCAAACAATGGATAACAGCAGGACCGCAAAAAAATATTTCTTCTAAAAAGGAATATCAAGGCATGAACCAATTTTGGTTATCAATGTCAGGTTTCAGCTCAAATGAATGGGGAACTTTTAAACAATGGAG